ATAAAATAAAAGCCGAAGTTGTAAAAGAGTTGATGGAATATGAAACGATAGTAGAAAATGAAACAAAAAAGAATATAGATGAAGACGACGAAAATGAGATAGAGACCAAGATGAATGCATTTTATCATTATATTTTAAATAAGATAAACTCAAAAATATAAGACGCGATTGCGAATGCTATCTACCGCAAATAATAATAGCATAAAGCATATAAATAAACTGCAATATATACATGTAATGAATCGTGCATAAAAAATGGAACACGAACGCCAACAGCAGTTTACGATTAAAATTCATAATGAAAAAATATGGAGATTTTTTAACGAACGGAATCCCGGTCTACATTTCGAAGAATGTGTTATTTTATTTATTGATTTAATTGAAAAATTAACAGAAAATATGAATGCGTCGCTTAATACGAGCATGTTTACAAGTTTATTTGAAAATGTAAAACAGCTTCAAACGCAAGTTGACGGTATGTCTCGACTGCAGTCAGAACAAAGCAGCGGGCTATCGACAAAGCTTGCGGAATTTAAACGGGACTACATTGAAGACATCAAACTGATTTTGTCAACGAATGTTTCCGATAAAATTGCGCCCCTCATTCGAGAACAAAATTCGATACTGATAGATAAAACCAATCTACTTTTAAATGATGTACTGCCAAAATCGAATGACCAGATGTCAAAACATTTGAGCGGGACAATTCGAGACATGCAAAAGACCATTATGGATGATACGCACAAGTACTTTTCTGTGTCCACTGTCTCTCCGCAGTCTCTCCAGGATTTTATAACCACGCTGGACACCAAACTGTCATCTTCGTTGCAAATGTCGCAAGCGCAAACGGAAAAGCGGATCGACACCAGCATTCGAGAGATTAAAGCGTCCTCGGATGCAAATTTGGGTGTAATTAAAGAGCTGTCGTGCGCGAGCCATCAAGCTGCAACTGCCTTGACGCAGTCTGTTTCCGAAGTTTTAAAAAAAATGGAGAACAGTTCCATAAAAGGAAAAATATCGGAAAACATATTATTCAACACGCTTGTTTCCATGTATCCGTGTGCGCAGATAGACTCTGTGGGGACAACGAAAGAAACCGGAGACGTTATAATGACGAGAAAAGATCGACCGCGTATTTTAATTGAAAATAAGAACTGGGACAGGAATGTGGTTCAGGAAGAAGTTAAAAAATTTCTTCATGATGTGGAGCAGCAAAACTGTTGTGGACTGTTTCTTGCTCAAAATTGCGGAATCGCAAACAAGGAAGATTTTGAAATCAATGTGCACAACGGCAATGTCTTGGTGTATGTTCATCAGGCAAAAAATGACCCAGATAAAATTAAGATTGCAATTAGTATTATTGACCATTTTAAAATGCGGTTGGATCAAATGAACGAAAATTCGGCCGCGAATGCGGAAACAATATGTAAAGAACGTTTGGACAACATCAATCAAGAGTATCAAGCGTTTGTCGCGCAAAAGCTTGCCATGATCCGACACGTGCGCGACTTCCAGTCAAAGCTGTGCAAAATGATTGAAGACGTGCGGCTGCCGAGTTTGGAAGAGCACTTATCCAGTCGTTATGCAAGTTCAAGCAGTAAATACACATGCCAATTTTGTGAGGTGTTTCAAGCGAAGAATCAACAGTCACTTTCGGCACATCATCGCGGCTGTCCCAAAAAAAAATTGATTGATCAAGAAAACGACTAATATACCTATATAATATTTATTTTATACCATGTGTATAAAATAAAAAAATGCATACATAGATTACCATATTATTTATTGTAATATTTGTTATAGCTAATAACCACTTTGTTCATAAAATAAATTCCATTCCAATACGTCATCGATGATGTGAAAATGTAACCAATCTGGTTTACGTGTCCGCTTAGTAGTGTATTTTTATAAATGTTATAGACTAAAATCGTCAAAATGGCATGAGAAATGCAACCCGGAGACCGAAGCCACAAATTAATGTAGTTGTTTATTCGTTTTTCAAAAATGGACTGCAACTTGTTGTTCTTTACGAGAAACAATAAAAAATAATCAACCATTCCTGGAAGTCCGGTTGTAAAAAACAGCGAATAGTTAATGAGTCGTCCTGAATTAAACTGGTGAGCCGCGACAAGTGCTGAACCCATTAATATGTGATGGAGCCAATCATCCGTAGTGAATTTTTTATAATATGCAAATATGTGATACATGTGTAATGAATACGTTATAATAGAAGGCAAAATGGAAATGTCTGCGGTTAAAACAGAACCAAAGTCGGTAAACGTTGAGACAACGTCGTTATATGTAAGGTATGAAATGATCATGTTGTTTACTCCGTGAATTAAATAATACTTTCCGTCGCACGCATTTCCAATGAGCTTATCAGCGCCAACATAGAATCCAAAAAAACTAATAAAGTATAAAAAAATCATATGAATATCCATTTTATTGACTGCGTTTTGAGTTTATTTAGTAATGTAATATTTTTTTATAGGTAAGAATAAAAAGATAACTTTAATATATTTAAAATATAATTTATCAATTAAGAAGAAGTAGTTTTTTTAGTAAAAAAAATTTTATATCTCTATATTAAAAAAAACAAATACATTATTAAAAAATGGGCAACTATTTAAGTTCAAGTGCAAGTGCAAGTGCAGATACAACGAATTCGGAATCATCGCCGAAATCAGAATCAACGACGACAAACATTCAAATTGTAAATGAAGACGTGGATAATTTTAATGTTGTTTCGACAAATGAAAACATTTCAGACAATTTAAAAGAAACCGAAAAGGAATCGACGAAAGAAGAGGAGACTCTTCAAGAAGAATCAAATAGCGCTGGCATTATTAGCACTATAATTAAAAAAAATATCAAAAAGAACAACAACAAGAAAAAAAATAATAAAAAGAATAAAAAAAAATAAGACCGCCTGCATGATGGCCTGCATGACGATAATTTATTTTTTATGTAATCATGTAATCATGCAATCATATATTATCTGAGTTCACTTTTTATATTTTTTATGGCATCTGGATTATAAAGTGTGAATTCTGACTGGTCGAGTAAAAACATGGTCTCGAAATCCTTTTCACTAAATATTCCGTTGTAGCCATTTGAAATGGTAAATATGGAAGAGTCAAACACCTTTTTATTTGGACACCATTTGCAACACATGATTCCCTCGCATTTACCATCTTTATAATCTCTTCGTCCTCTAAATCCGGTGACAATTGCACCTTGTGGAAAGTGAAAACTTTTAAATGTTGTCCATCGTCGAATATTCAATACGCTTTTGTTACCTTTTGTAACCTCGATGCAGTCATCTCGTGTTTTTTCTCCGTATTTCCACTGCACTGAAAATGACAACTGCCTCGGGAAAGGAACAATGGGGATTTCGATTGGTTCATCCATTGCTTTCAAGAATCGATGTTTTTTGCTATGCCTGTGCCTATGCTATGTACAATCCTGCATGGTAAAGAATGATAATAAAAAAATCAATTTTATTATTTTTCATACAAAAACGTTTTTGGAATGTAAAAATCCAATTGAAATATTACAAATTGAAAACTTTATTTTTAACTTTGATGATTCCACAAATATACAAGACACCATACCCATGCTGTCGCCCAATTCTTGTGGAAAATATTTCAAGTTAGGATCGACGACAAGGCGTCACAGCGTAATTGGTTGTTTTGGATACGAAAATGCGAACCCTTATTTTGTCGCTGCCGACACTTCAGAAGTCGGAGTAGGTACAAACGATGACAATGATGAATGTTGTGCAATTTGCTTGGATGCTCTTACCTCGACGTGTGCTCCTCAAAAAAATATTGCAACCACGGAGTGCGGTCACACATTTTGCTTGTCTTGTCTTTTGAAAAATTTACACACGTCGAATCTTTGTCCCCTTTGTCGTGCACCAATTGAAAAGGATGTAAAAAAAGTGTTGAAACCGCTGTCCTATTCTGAGGGTATTCAGTTGCTGAATCATGAACTGAACGGTCTTGATATCTATAACAACGTTGAACACTTTGTTCAAAACGCGTTGGAAATTTCGAATCAACCAAATACGGATGGTCAAAATGTTCAAGACGTCGTTGACGGTGTCGTGAATATGGTCACCAACTTTGGTTTCAACTTGCTGTTTGATGCCACCCTGCATACAAATGGCGGCGAAGAACGACATATGGATGAGGAGTGGATAATTCAAATGTACAATGATGATTCTGACGATTCCGATGGCTCCAATTCGACCATCAATGACTACAACAACGACTCTTCATCCAGTTCTGATTCTGATGACGATGAGGATGAGGATGAGAATAGCGACTCTACTACCGTGAACGGATCCTTTATCGCCATCAGGTTGCCTGAAATTCCAGAGTCAATGCTTGAATAAATGAATGTATTAACATGTGTCGTGTGATTTCCTAACTTAAAAAATTAAAGAAAACAAGATAGATAGAAAACAAAAGAAATAAAAAATCTTTTTTTTATTTTATTCAATACCGCCGTTATGCAATGCACTGCCGTTATGCAATGCACTGCCGTTATGCAATCCCACCAACCGGATTTCTAAATAGTTGTTGTCCTCTATCATTTATAAACTCGCCTTGAATTGAACCGACATATGATGCCGGCGCTCCTCCTTTTTTGCTTTTGCTGCGTTTTTTTATTTTCTTTGATTTTATTTTGCTTTTGCTTTTGTTGCGTTTTTTTATTTTCTTTGATTTATTTTTGCTTTTTCTTTTTCTTTTCCCGCCAAAACTGGCTGGTCTCATTTTTGGAGGCAATCCGATTTCGTCTTGACCTCCTTCCCCTTCCATATTCGGCTGAACGCCAGCATAGCATATTCGCATCATATCTTCTTTATTTTCATCACTTAAAAAATTATCAAATCGACCGTTTTGTATTGCTTTCATTATTTCATCCCGATGACACTCGTATAAGGGTGCACCAGGAGTAAAATTGGCAACAAGCGTTTTTATACCTTGGTCGATTTGTTCCGATGTTTGAGGATTAAATATACCTTCATCTAAACCGGATCCCAATTTGCTAAAACGTTCTGATATAAGTGTTAAATTTATATTATCGTTCGGATTAAAAGGACTTGCGGATAATAAATCATTATGAAGTCCATCATCAAAACGAGATGTGCCGCGAGTACTTGTACTTGGAGACGAATACATATTACTTCTTAACCCTTTTTTTAATAAAAATAAGTTAAATGGCTTCAAGTGTCGGCTATATAACATAAAATCGTAGTAAAGTGCCTTTTTCATTAAAAACATTTCTTCGGGTGTAAAACTCCGTAAAGTTGCCATTTCTTCCATATTTCCCTGATGTTTTTTATAAACCTTTAAACTATAGTAATATTAATTTTTATAATATATTCAAAAAAATTATTATGTTACTGTATATTATTGTATATTATTGTATATTATTTCGTACCTTTGTTATAAAAATGGGAGGCGGCGCATTGCCAATCGCGTATAATAAAAAAAATAAAAAGGTCTACCTGCTTTTCGGAAAAGAAAACGAATACTTGAACAAGGATTCGCCGGGTTTCAGCGACTTTGGCGGAGGAGAGAAGCCGGGCGAAAGCGCACTGGACACGGCATTGCGAGAAGGGTGCGAAGAGTTAAACGGCTTCTTTGGATGCGAAGGCGAAATCAAACGCTTAATTAAAGAAAATTTAGTAACAAGTTTGAATCATGATCGGTATACCACATTCTTATTTGAAATCGAATATGACGAAAACTTGCCGTACTATTTCAATAACAACTATAAATTTTTGAAAAGTCATGTAAACAAGCTGGTTCGTCACGCGACAAATGGCTTATTTGAAAAATCAGTTATTCAATGGATGACGTTTGATGAGCTGCGAAATGAAAGGAGCTCGTTTCGCTCGTATTACAGAAACGTTGTCGACGTCATTTTGGAAAATGAAGACGACATTGTCGCAAAGCTCACAGGTGAAAGAGAGAGAACTCCAAGTACTGCGACCACTGCGACCACTGCGACCGCTGCGACCGCTGCAACTGCTATAAAAACACCGAAAACGGTTAAAAGTAAAACAAGAACTAAAACAAGAACCAGAACTAAAACGGATACAATGAAAACAAATACAAATCGCTATAATAATTACAAGTATGATTCTGTTCTAACAAATCCGCACACGCCGACAAGTAAAAAAAGGAAAACGAAAAAAGTTAAAAAAAATAAAAATAAAAATAAAAAATGGTTTGATATTTTTTAATTACATTTATTAGTTAAATTTTACTTTTTGCCTCTTTTTACTTTTTTGTTTTTTTTTCGAGATAGTTTTTGTTTTTTGGATTTAAACTTACGCTTAGACATGGAGAATTTTTTTCCTCCTTTATTAAAAAGTACAGCCATTGCGCCTTTTAATTCCTCTCTATTTTTACATATCTCTCTCATTATACGTTTAACTTTTTCTTTATCTTTAAACATGTCATGCATACTATTCGTGCTTTTAACCAGCGCATCGAATAAGAGAGTTCCATATTCATCACCACTAATGTCTCCTTTCGTATAATTTTGAGAAAATAAAACAAAAGAACTTTCTGCCATTTCAAATATAGTCATTGCCTCGTCAATATTTTGATCGACATTATCAACATCTCTTTTAGTTTGACATGTAGTACATAGTTCAACTATCTTTTTTAGTCCACTTTTATATGCTGTTAAAATATGGACTACTTCGCAACACAGTATATACTTTACAATCAAAGGATATTGTACAATGGTTGCATCTTGTAAAATTGTATTTTTATCATTAAATTTTCCAACGTTTGCAACGAATTGAATGTCATTATCTGATGCAGGGATTCTTTTCAAAGCAGTGTTAGCATCTGCAAGTTGCGTTTTAAAGTCAGAGTGCAAACCAATTTTTTGATCTCTTGATATATTCAACTGTTCAATTTCTTTTTCAAATTTTTGGATTTGTTTTTTTGAAAACTCACACAGCGCGGATGGTGATGGTGTCGACGACAGTGATAGTGGCGATGATGACGATGCAGATGACGGTGATGCAGATGACGGTGATGCAGATGACGGTGACGATGCAGATGATTGTTGCGCACCCATTTATTTTATTTTATTTTTCCTATATTACTATTCATAAAATAAAATAAAAATAAAAAGAATAAAAATGGTGATTTATTTCTTATTTTATACGTAAAGTAGTACCCGCTCTTCAGGATCGGGTTTCAAACACCGCTTCAAACAAAAGTAGAGAGACGTGTGCAAAAAGGGGCGTCCCACGCGTTCAATGTCGTCTTCTCCATTTTTAAACTTGTGCTGCAGCAGCGCGTAAATGCAGAGCGTGGACAAGCTGTATTGCCACGACGTTGCTGTTAAGCGCATCGGCAGCCGTTTTAACGCGGACTCCGGCAGCTCTGCCGGCAAAAATGATGTGTGCTTGTTTACTTTTAGCGGCACGTCGATAATGAGCTCCTTTTTTGGCCCAGGTTCTCGTACCAGTTTTTCTGCATTTATAAAAACAAACGTGTAGCGAGAATCGAGGGCTTGAATGACAACAATGTCTTCTAAACTGAGAAACGGAATAATGAATCCGCGTTCCGCTCGTACGCGTTCAAGCTGGGTTCCAATGTCAGCCAGCAGTTTCAGTACAAGCGTGTACGCCATTCCGCGCTCGTGTGCATTAGAATGCAAGTCTTCTATAAAGTTTTTCAAAGGCACTACTTGCTGCGCTTTGAATTGAACCGATGTCGAGGTATTGCTAGAAATATGCATTATTGTTTCTTTTATATTGGATAAAAGTGCAAGCGGAGAATCAAGTGTGCTCGATGATAATTTTAATAAAAATGATTTTATACATGAACGGGATTCTGCCGCTAACGACGACATGTATTGACATTTCCCCGATTCATATACTGCACATTCTTCAACTTTATGAATTAATTTCATGTTTTTAATGTTTTTTTTGAAGTCTTATATATAAAATGTAATACTACTTAATATTTAAATGTAATACTCTACTTAATATTTAAATGTAATACTCTACTTAATATTTAACTTTAATTATTTTTTACATATTCATGTAAAAAATTACTCACTCACTCAAAATACTGTTTAAACCGATAAAATATTTTTTTAAAGTAAAGACCAATGTACATGTTTATAATGTTGCTGGACTTCTTATTATGTATTTTGAAACGTAAAGATACCAACGTTTTATTATTTTTTTCAATCGCTTTTAATTTTATTTTGGAGACGGAAACAAAATCATTTTTGTCAGAAACATGCGAAGAAGGCGGCGCTAATGTTAAGTCATCGTCGTGCATATTTTCTTTATTTTCACTTTCAATGATACATTTATTTTGTTTGAATGTGTATGTTAGTGCAAAACACACGTGTATCATTTTATCGATGTTACACTCCGGCTCCGGTTCACTCTGACTAGTTGAACGACAAGTTGAATCATATTGTGATGACTTGGTGTTTTTAAATGTAATAAAAACATTGTGAACATCATTTTGTTCAACGACGTCACACTTACTGATTACATCAGGATTCAATGCAAACAATAGGTCAAAGAGTTGTCCATTTTTTAGAACATTCAAAACGGTGTCTTCATTATTTTCATTGTTTTTTACATCGATGCTAAATGTTATTTTATAAAAATTGTCATCATTTTTTTTGAGAACGATATTTTTTTCATCACAAATTGTAAACCAGTTGTCTTCCTCACTTCCATCGTTCATTGAATTGAATAAAAATAATTATATAATGTGTAAAAATAAAAATAAATTATATAATTGTACTAATTCCAATTCCATAATTCTAAGTCGATTTTGATAAAAGAGAGAAAAAAAGTAAACTAAATAAAAACAAAATATAAACCCCTAGAACACTAAAACCCTAAAACCCTAAAACCCTAAAACCCTAAAACCCTAAAACCCTAAAACCCTAAAACCCTAAAACCATAAAAATAACTTAAAACATTATTTATCAATTTTGATTTTTTTATTTTTATATTTCAACACTTCGATTTATAAATGAGCGCACCAACGTTTGAAGCGTACATCCATCATTAACAAATTCCATGGTTTGTATTCCCGATAGTGTTGATAAAAACAGTTGACATATTTTAGACTTTAATACTATTACATTATCTTGAATAGACATTAATTTTTTAATGACAATCATAACTCTGTTTACTGAAAAAGATTCTTTAAACATTTCCATAAATTGAAGATCATTTATAATTTTTTTATAAACTAAATCATACACATGTTCATCTCTACAGCATAGTTGGATACATTTTTTAACTATTTTGCAACTTGTTTTATGAAATGATTTTTTAGTTGGATCCAGTTCAGCAAGCATGAACATAAAATCAAACAACGCGTCACTAATTTCACTTGTTAATTCATACACGATTCCAAAATCAATAACTCCAAGGGTATCATCATCAACTACAATTATGTTTCCTAAATGAAAATCAGCGTGTAAAATATTATACCTATACAGAGAGTCAAAAAAAAATAGCTGTAAAGTTTTTAAATGAGGTTGTAACTTGTCCAATGAAACATTTTTTGCAATTGGGCCGTTTAAGTATTCCATTACAATCACGTCATCGAATGTTTCTGTAAAATGTTTATGGGCGTATGGAATAATGATATTTTTATTATTTTTTAAATTATTTTTAAACAATAAAGAATTGTTAATTTCATTATTAAAGTCGCATTGTGTTAAAAGAGACTCTTTTATGTTTTCTATAAACGATTTAAAGTTTAAAACAAAATAATACTCAGTGATTTTTTTTATTAAAATATTATCAAAAAAACACATAAGAATGTGAATATCATTTTCAATACGATTTTTCATATTATATCTAAGCACTTTTATAATAACTGAATCACCGTTGAGCTGCGCTTTAAATACTAATGCGACAGATCCGCTATTTACTGGAACACTACTTTCAATGACTAATTCATTATTTTGAGCTTTTGCATAACTCATAAGGTCTTGAAGACGATGTAACGAATGTTGTAACTCATAACTGTTATATGGAACGCTGTTATTGAAAGTGCTAAAATACTTTACTAGTTCTTCATTATTTTTAATATATAGACTATCATTTATTTCTTGGACCCCCCACTGAACAATCTTTGTAAAAATGTAGTTTTTAGGTAATAGTGAGTTGCATATTGTCATGACTGCGTTATTGAAAGTTGTGAACCCGCATTTGTACTTTAAAACATAATATGAAGTTGAGCATAAAATAGTCGTGGTATTGATAACTACATTTATATATTTTAAAAATTCCATAAAAGCCATTTTAAACAATAAACAACTACTTTTATAAAATTATATATTAAAATAAAAATTTAAACTAAATAAAAAAGTATAATTGAAATTATATAATGGGTCGGTATCGTATGAATTATTATTAAATTTAAATATAAAATAATAAGATAATATAAAATAAAATATATTTTAGGTAAAACTTACTTAAAAACTAATACCAACATTTTATAAAATAACGAAATTTTTTAAATGTTGAAAGTAAATGAGAATGCGAAAACTGTAATTAATGTAATGCAAACGCAGTATACTAGTAAAATAAAATCTCTCGAAGATGCACTAAAGCAAACAAATGTATATTTAAAAGAACTTAATATTGAATTAAATGATAAAACAAGCAAAAACGTGCATCTTGAACAACAGATGCAGCGACTGGAGCATGCGCTACAAGAAAAAACGAGTCAAAACGCGCAGCTTGAACATGCGCTACAAGAAAAGACGAGTCAATATGCGCAGCTTGAACATGTACTACAAGAAAAGACGAGTCAAAACGCGCAGCTTGAACATGCGCTACAAGAAAAGACGAGTGAAAATGCGCAGCTTGAACATGCGCTACAAGAAAAGACGAGTCAAAATGCGCAGCTTGAACATGCGCTACAAGAAAAGACGAGCCAAAACGCGCAGCTTGAAAAACAGGTTCAAGAAAAGACGAGCCAAAACGCGCAGCTTGAAAAACAGGTTCAAGAAAAGACGAGCCAAAACGCGCAGCTTGAAAAACAGGTACATAAACTAGAACATGTACTGCAAGAAAAGACGAGTCAAAACGCGCAACACGTAAAGAATTTAGAAAATATAATAAAAGAAAAAGTGACAAAAAATGATCATCTTGAAGAACGAATTAAAGATTTACAAAAGATTGTTGATGAAAGAAAAGAGTTAATTAAATTGCAGAAAGAAGAAATAGAACAAAAAAATAATGAGATTAAGAT